TCAACTGGCAGCCACGGCCGCCGCACTCTTGTTTGCTATGAAGTTGCTGGTCCAGGTCAGCGTTTCAGACAAGCCCGTATCGAAGTCTTTCTCGAAGTCAAAGCCAAACGACCTTAGAGCTTCATTGCTAACGTCAAAATTCTTGATGTCTCCTGGCTTCCAGTCACGATATTCGATCGACAAATTGGGATTTTTGTAGTGGTCAAGAACACGCTCGGCCAATTCCTGGATCGTTATCTTCACGCCAGATGCGCAGTTGAACGCCTTGCCGACCATAGCCGGCTCGACTGCGGCCAGCAAGTTGATCCGAACAACGTCTCCCACGTAGGTGAAAGACCGAACCTGCGTTCCGTCGCCGTAGATGATCAGATCTTTGCCCTCGTGTGCACGCCGACAAAAGATCGAAACCACTCCACCCACGTCGCTATTATCCTGCCGTGGACCGTAGACGTGAAAATAGCGCAGTAGGACTGTATCGAGGCCGTGAAGAGTATTGAACAACGCTGCATAGCGCTCACCAGCAAGTTTGCTGACGCCATAGTACGAAACAGGCGCCAGAGGATGAGATTCGGTCGTCGGAAAAATGTGGGGCTCACCATAGACTGACCCGGTCGATGCATGAACCACGCGCTTAACGCCCGCATCCTTTGCCGCCAACAGGACATTGAGCGTACCCAACGCATTCACTTCCAAATCCCGGGCCGGGTCCCTCATGCAGATCGTATTCTTCGAGCATGCTTGATGAAGGACCAGATCCACACCCTCGAAGTGCGGCCGAATTTCCTCATACTTAGAAACGTCTGCGTTAACCGACTTGAATTTCGGATTATCGAAGTTGTGCTCGATGTTAACGTCCTTGCCCGCACTGAAATCATCGATGCTGACGACCTCGATGCCATTTCTGAGGAGTTCATCAACAAGATGACTTCCTACAAAGCCGGCACCGCCCGTAACGATGGCTTTCTTAAACTGAGCTAATTTTCTCTGCATCACCACTGCGCTTTCCTCATGCTTATTTACATCAGCGTGGGGTCATAATCGCAGCGTGAGCCTGGCGCAACAAGGGCGCGGGCTGATCATTTTGCCAGCGTCGGAAAAATGGTCAGGGCGGCGGCCGCCCCGTCATCGCATACCAATAGGCAGCAGCCCCGGCGGCGGCCGAGATCAGCGCCTTGCCAAGCCCCCAGAGCCAGCGCCCCATACGGCCGGCAAACACAACGCGATCGCGGACCTGCGCATATTCGGCGGTGGTCGGTTTGATCGCGTCCACTGCCTTCTCCAGACCGTCGAGCCGGTGCTTAATGTCGTGGATTTCCAGACGCATCGCTTCGGACGCCTCGTAGCCCCGCTTGCGACTTTCGGCAGCCTCCCTGCCCTGTTCGGTCAGCGTAGCCAACGCGGCATTCACGTTTTTCAGCTGCTCCTCGAGCCGCACCTGCCGCTCACCGATCGATTCACGCGTCATTGCCTGCCGTCCCGCCCGTGCCTTGCGCATTCCGATTTCGTCCAGACGCCGGCGCCGCACAGCCCCGCCGCCGTCTCGTCGATCTTCAGCTGATCGGCTGGTGTCATGCCTGTGGCACCGATCAGCGAGGTTCCGACCACCTTGCGCAACCCCTCACCGGTCGCAGGCGCCGGCGGCGAAGTCGTACACGCCGCCAGCATCGTTGCAGCGGCGATACTCAGAGCGCCAGCGCTCAGCTTCGTTGCCCGCATGTTCGTTCTCCTGATTGATGCGTGTGAGAATGTCGGTCTGGGCGGCGATCTGCCCGGCCCTGTAGGCTTCGACGTGCGACCATGTGAGCAGGCCCAGCACGGCCGCCGCGCCCGCCAGTGAGGCCCCGAGGCGCCACATCACGCCAGCCCCAGCTTCTTGCGCACGGCTGGCATGGTCGCGATGGCGTAGATCGCAAAACCGACCACGACGAGCACGATCAGGAACTGAACGCGCCAGTCCACGAACGGGAGAACCGCGGTGCCGCCACCAGTCGTGAGCCACGTCCAGAAGCGCTTGCTGGAGGTGACTGGCTCGGCTTGTTGAGGTTCAACCGCGATAGGCAAATCCGCTTGAGTGTCATGAACAGCAGGTTCGTGAGAGAAAACGGTGCCGGCCGCCTTGACCCTTGCCAGCATCGCTTCCACCCGTTCAGGCGTGACCAGGCTCTTGTTGAGCTTGTCGCCCATGTAGAAGGACGATCCGCGCGGAACCTGTCGGTGTGCGCCCTTGGTGGCGGCCAGCATCGGCAGCGAAGCCCATTCCATGGCCAGACGCCGGCCGAATTCGACAACACCGATCCTGCCGGCCATGAAATCCTCATAGCCGCGGCGCTTCAGCAGGTGATAGCCGAGCCGGTCCTGCAAATCGGCATCGAATAGCTGGTTTCCGCGCAGACCGAGTTCACGTGACAAGTCCTGCAGCGTGGCGCGCATGAACTGGTAGCGGCCGGCCGCGCTGGAGCCGTGGTTCTTCGACCATGCTTTCTGTGCATCGACGACATCGCCCAGCGTCATCGAGGTGAGTGGCTTGGCAAGCTTGTTCTGCTTGTTGGCGTAGATGGTGCCGTAACCGTTCGGAGCTCGATGTCTCCGATGAAGTCGAGCAGCATCGCCGCGCCTGCTGGCACGGTTTTATCCATGGCTGGTCCTTTCGTTAACTGTATGGAGAAACGACTGACGCCGGTCAGTGCGTGCAGGAAGCGAGGGGGCTACCAGCCAAACCGGCCTTGCCGACCGCAACGATCTGGCTAGATAGCCCGGCAAGAACCCCGCTGAGAGTGCTGATGACCGAAGAAGAACCTGGAATTGTCGTGTCGCCCCTGTCAGGTGAATTCACCAAGGACGGGATCACTGTCGTGGTCATTATCTATCGGGCGCTAGGTGAGGCAGGCTGGATACTCGAAGTCGTTTACGACGAGGATATCGCCACCTCGTGGGAAGATCCGTTTGACACCGATCAGGAGGCTCACGACGAATTCCTTCGCACCGTCGAGCGAGAAGGGATTGACGCTTTCCTCGACGATGAAAGCAGCACGATCCATTGACTCGACACTCTGTCCCGGCTGCCGGTAGGCTCGCATCAGCAGGAGGGAGCTATGGGCGGCTGGGATCGATCCCCGCAGTACGGCGGCGGCAAAGCGCGCTGGTGGGATATACTGCTGACGATCGCGCTGATGATCGCGTTCGCAGGTGGGTGGTGGTGGTTGTTCAGGTAGGAAGCCACCACGCATCGTCTCAATCGTCTGGACTTTCGCGAAATAGTGGTTAGGTTTCACGCGAGATGGAGCCCTCGATCATGATGAGCAAAGTTTTCCAAATCGCGTACAAAATCGAGAGCGCTGGCGTATCGCCCGAATTTATCGCGGATGTTGGCGAAGAGGTCGCGCTAGAGATTGACCCCTCCGTCAAGATTTCAGAGACGGCGGTCGACGGAGAAACCATCGCGTTTTTCAGCGATGGCTCTGCAATCTCGTTTTCGGTCGCCCTGAGCAGCTAAAGAACGATACCAATTTCGCATTCTCTAATCTGCCAGAATGTCCTGTTGCCAAGAACAACGTCAATGCCGCAATGCAGCGGCGCCCAAACGCGGTCGCCGCTTGCAACATCTGTGACCTTGGGACCGCGCGCGACAACTGTTCCTGTCCGCCCTTTGTCACGACAATGAGGCGGCAGGAAGATCGAGCCGACAAACTCAACACGGGGGTCGCGCTCGATAAGCACCCAATCGTGCAGTGGACGGTACCTCACGAGGTATAGCCGTAGATTTCGAGCTGAGCCAAGCCAATGTCCTGGTCTGGTTCGGATGTTGAAATCCGCACCCAAACGTGGCGATAGCCGACGCCTGCATTCATGTTCTCCAATTTTTGCTGACCGGTAGTATCCACTAAAACGGCGGTCGAAAGCAGATCGCCATCCGCAACGGTTGCCGGTGGCGTTGCTCCCGCCTTACCATAAAGGCGGAGGGTGATAGACGCATCAGAGGGCCTAATGAATCCATGGTCGTTCGGCGCGGTGACGTGCACATGCGAGATACCCAGATCCGCAGAATAGCTCTTCCCTGCGTACGCAGAAATGCTGGCCGCCTTTCTCGCCGACGCCGTAAAGTTCTTTGAGCGTACGCCGTCAAACACGACAGCCAGACCACCCCCATCGGTCATATCGCCAAGATTGGCTCCGCCTGAAAGTTGTTGCGGGGCCGTGATATAAGAGTTGTCGTCAACCGGAGCACCCGATGCCACCGCCCCGTTCCAGCCGCGCCAATAGCCATTTCCTTTGAGCCACTTTGATCCCGCAAAAGCGGTTGATGCGAACGGCGGCGTGCCGGGAAGGTGGAATGTGTTTTTGGAAGCAACACCAACAAAGCCAGACCTTTCGGCCGCATGTCTCGCCGCGACAAAGCCAGTAAAGTCCGCCCTGAAGGTGTTCTGCTCGACAGGCCACAAGCCGCCACATTCCACTAGATTTAGGCCGTAGACGGCACCCGATGCGCGATTGCCCCAGTTTGTGAAAACATTGCGTCGAATACCGCCCTGCTCGGAGATCAGAGCTCCTTCAATGTGAGCAACAGTTGTTGCCAGCACGCCACGAGCCACAATCGAGTTGTCTTCCATCGTCAGATCAACAATTGGATCGAAGCCCTTTCGCGACATATAGAACGCGCAGAACTGCGCGTCGCCGGCCATGGTGCGTCCACCCGCACGCATCTTGTTGCCCTTTATAATCGGGCGCAGCATTGGCCCGCGCAACGACATTGCCGGCCCACCAGAAACGGCGATAGTGTTGTAAAGTATCTCGATATCCTCCTGCGGCGCTGTGTTGTCGCCTGTCATGAGGATGCCGCCATTGGCTCCAAGATTTGGAATGGATGAATTGTAATAGTCGATGAAATTCCCGATCGCCTTGATCTTCTTGCCCCACACAGACCGGATCGCGGCAGTTTCACTTAGAACCGAGCGCGCGCCGCCGGTCATGGTATTCCAACCATAGACTGCATCCTCGACGCCAAAAGACTGAATGCAAAAATATCGATTGTTCTCGAAGGTCGAGCCCTCGATGCGCACATCTTTGGATCGCTGGTCATCTATATTCGGATTGTCTGGAGAATATGAGACTCGAATAGCGCAGCCACCATTTCGCAGGATCATGTCGCGGATGCGCACGCCAAGGGCGTAGCGAATTCGGATGAGGTCATAATCGTCACTGCTGTCGTCGATCGACATGCCGTCGATGCAGAAGCCACGAAACGCAACATTCTTGACCGGGATGCCAGCGCCGGAGACGTTTTTCAGATAGAAGACATGCTGGTTGGCTGCCGTCCTCCTGACTGTAGCCGCGTCACCGCCAGGCCCCACCCACGAGACATTATCGAAATCAACATCGATCTGCTCATTGGCAACGTAGGTGCCGTGGATAAGCCTGATTTCGCCGCCTGATTTTGCATTGACGGCAGCTGCCGCAGCCTCGAAAGCAGCCGAGACGCTCGTAGCTCCTGTGTTATCCGCGCCAAAATCGCGAACCACATTCACTTCATCGTAAGCAAGCTCTCGCGCGGCCACATAGTCAGCCACCGTGTCGATACCAGTGATCTCAACCGCTTCATCACGCGCTGCTTCAGCGGCTTGCTGAGCGGCTCGAGCATCCAACGCAGCCTGCTCTGCGGCGGCGACAACCGCGGCGCTGGCCTGATCGGAGAGGAGCCGGAAGGTCCCGCCAGAGATATAACCAGCGATGATCATGCCAGCTTTCAATCCGCCTTCTGAGATATCGTTGCCAGCATTTGATTTGATGGATAAGGGGGCCACCGTTGAACGAGATCGTCGCAGGGCCGGTATTGTCGATCGCCACGTTAACGGCAATCAGCGCGCCGGCATCCGAGGCCGAAATCGGGGTGCTCGAGGTGGCTACGATCGCATCGGCAGTTCCAGCGCCAACATTTGCTGCCTTGATGAAACTGTAAGGCAGGTCACCCAATCGCGTCCAGGTTCCGGCTCCGGATGCGCCGGTCTTCCGATAGATACCGTTATTCGCAGCGACAGGATCGCCGATCACCCACGCCATGGTGTCCTGTGGGTAGTCAAGCGAAGACTGAAGGCCGCTCAGCAGACCGCGGACAATGCTGCCTCCAGATGCGCCGAGAACGCCAGTTTCGATCCAAGTTCCCCATTCCCGAAGATCAATCTTGCGGGGGTTCCATGCGCCGCTGGCCGGCACGCCATCGGTGACGAAATCACGAAACACGGTATCGGCTGTCAGCGCCATGAGGGATCTCCATGCAAAAACGTCCCGCCGCGAAGCAGGAGCAAGGGTTTCTGATCTGTTGGTTGGTCAGACTGGCGTCGAAGCCGTCGTGGTGGGTGACCAGTCACCGGTAAAACCGGCGCCGGAAGTGATGTAGCGAAGCTCGAAATCGTAGGACGTGCCGGCGTCGAGAACCGGTGTTTCAACGACCGTTGCGTCGTGGGCGATGTTCTCGATCACCGACCATGTGCCGGCCGATGATTTCTTGTAACGGGCCTCGTAGTCGAAGGCTGGACCGGGCGGCGGTGCCAGTGGAATGCTCGCCTTCGGCCCCTCGATCATATCGACGATCGGGCCTGTCGGGGTCGGGATACCGCTTCCCTGCGAATGATCGGAGGTCGGGGCGTCGCCTTCTTCCTGCGCAGCGTCCCACTGGTTTGCCGCCACCGGCATCGACTTAGCCGTGATCGTGACGCCTGTGAGAATACCACCTTCGCCAATGATGAATTTGAAGTCGTCGATCTCGAACCGCTCGTCGATCTGGAACAGCGGATACTGGATGCGGACATAGCGCTTGCCGAAAGCAGCAAGGCCGCGCAGATTGCACTGAAACGTGCCGACCCATTTCGGATTGGCGCGGTAGGCCTCCAGCTTCATCAGACGTCGGGCCTGCGAATGCGACGGCGCCATGTTGAACTGTTTGTCGGTGGCTATTTCGCCGCGATCGGTCACATCGGCGGCGTCAACCCATGCATCGGCGTCGGCTGCCTGATAGTCGCTTGCCGGATCTAGGAAGGTCGCGCGGATCGTGTTGGCCGTAGACAGCACGTCACGACCGCGCCCAAGCTCGCTGAAACCGGTTATGGTGTCCGGGCCGATGACGACGGTCGGTTCATCCGGGCCGCCAATGTCGAGCGTGAGGCCACCATCCGGGGTTGGCACAAGCCGGGCATCGGAGCATGCCTGCATACGGCCCAGCACATCGGCCGGACGCTCATCAAGGCGATAGCTGCCCCATAGTCGATAGCGCGGCTCCGTCCCGCCACCCTTCTTGCCGATGGCCTCCTGACAGCGATTGTAAGCGGCCACCCATCCTGCTTGCGCCAGCGGCGTCGAAACGATGACCGCTGGCAGACGCATGCCGTCGGGATGGATAACGCAGTCGCGGATCACGGCCGCGGCGTTGTCATTCCACGCCGTCGCGCCCGTCACCGGATTCTTGACCTGAGCGCCGCGCATCACGACACGGAAGTTCGTGTTGATGCCGTTGGGCCACCGCTTCATGTAGTTTTCTTGGGTGGCCGACCCTTGATAGGCGTAAAGGCTCGCGGTGCCGTCGCCTCGATGCGCCGTCGTCCATTCAGGAAAGGTGCTGCCAAGCTCCGAATAGTAGGTCTCGGTTGACAGCCCACGCCGCGACAGGATGCGGGCGTCACCGCTGCCGCCCCACGGATCTGTTTGAACCCATCCGCCGGAGCCCAGCGCGACCTTGCTGTCCTCGATCCAGAACTCCTCGAAGGCGTCTATCGGTCCGACACCGAGGGCGAGGACCTTATGAAAGGTCGCCGCAGTCGCCTCGGCAAAGGCCCATGCGCCCGAGACTTTGACGCGACCGTAATGCCTGACACGCGCCTGCAGCGGCTGCTTGCTCGACTGCTGCATGTCCTCCGGCTTCGGCTGGGGCGGGCTGAAGATTGAGGACGCGAGAAAGTTCAGGCCGATGGAGAGGCCGATCACAGTGCCGTAGGTCAAAAGCGTGGTGGCGATGCCAAGAGCCGCCCCGGTGACGCCGGCCGAGGTCAGGCCGAGAAGGATGATGCCCTCGATGAAGCCAGTCTTGTACCGGTTCGGATAGTTCAGGGCGGTTGTGTCCTCCAGGCATTGATTGAAGCCATAGAGACTGGCGCGCCGCAGCATCCACGAAGTGCTCATATCGCCCACGCCTTCCAGAAGTTCTTGATCGGCGCGGCCATGAAACCGTCTTCGTGCCGTGTGATCCAATGCACACCGGTGTGCAGAGCCGGGCCGATGCGGTCGCCGAACACAACGAGGCCAACGTCACCGGCTTGCGGCTCCAATGTCGTCGCCAGCCCGGCCCGGCGCATGCCCCTGTTCATCAGGACTGGCAGGCGTGGAAGCAGGGCAACAGCCGTTTCTCTGTCGTGATAGAGTATCAGCCCCGCCGCTACTGGCGACACGCCACGGCACAACCTGACCCAGCGGTCGCACATCATCGTGCAGTCGTTGCACGCCCACGCGAAAGGCTTCGCAGCCTCGGCAGCGATGAACTCCTCGACGGTCATGAAAACCTGCTACCAGCGCGGATACTGGAACGTCTTGAACAGCAGCGACGGCGTGAACTGGAAGAACTTATCGCCCGGCGAACGCTTTTGCTGGTCGCGGTCGGTGTAGCGGCCGTAGGGCGGCCGGGACCGGTTGAAGAAGGCGTTCTCGGCCGTCATCGTCACGGTCTGCACAGCACCTTCGGTGTCCTGCATCTGCGAACGGTTGACCCGTGGCGGCTGCATGAAGCCCCACCAGATGCCGATCGGGGCGCCGAAGGTCTGCCAGTCGTCATCGAACAGTTGCAGATAGACCGTCACAAGCCGCTGCGTAACGGTGGGCGACTCTTCCAGCGCCTTTGCCAAAAGGCCGATATTGTCACCGGGGATGCCCGAGACGGTGAAATTGACGGCCTCTGCAGTTCCCCCGGTCGGCATGGACAGACCATCGATCTGGCCGGACCCGTATATCGGCTTCCATGTCTTGCCGCCGGCCACCAGTTCCGTGTTCCCGTTCCAGACTCTGACAGTTCCTGTCGTGAACTGGAACTCGACCAGCAGATCGAGCCGCACCGTCGACTGCGACAGATGCTCGACCTGTGCTGGCGTGAAGAAATCAGCCATCAGACGTCCTCGATGAAATTCACGCTCGGGAACCCCCACCGACCGCTTTCCAGCGGCAAATCCATCTCGCCATCCGTCGCCAGCTTCATGCGACACACAGGCCAATCGAACTCAAGGCGCGAACCGGCCGATGCGGCTTCCCGCAATGGCGGCCGGAACGTGATCGAGGCATCTGTCTCCGAGGTGTAGACCACCGATCGAAGAAGATAGAGCCGTCCATCGATTGAGAAGTGCTGGCCCGGCTGAATCAGACCGGCAACGGCGATGTTGATCGTGGCTGACACCGCGCGCAGCGGAGCGGAACCGGCCAACGCCACGTCAATGACCTGGCTGATGTAACCTGTGCCGTCCGAGAACCACGCGTCGTCGGAATGGGGCACCGGAGCATAGAGGCCGGCTTCCTCGGCTCCATCCGGTACCGGCTGGTAAAACCGCGTGAGCGGCACAAGGATCGGGTTAAGTCGTCCTTCGAGCAAATTGGCCACGGCGCGCCAGGCGAGGATTTTGCCCGCATCGACAACGGGAACCTCCGGGTAGCTCGCCTTCCATATGCCCGCGTCGGAAGACGTAACCTGCGACTTTCCTGACACAGACGGCGGGCCTGACAGTGACCTTGGCGCGATATCGAACGTCGGGTGCTGCGGCGTCAGCACGTCAAAGGGCCAAAGTATCGTCATTGATAACCCGATGAATTTATTGAACAAGGCTGTCGCTGGCTTCACAACTTGTTAACCGGCCGCGATCAGCATCGGCCCGCGTTGTGTATTGAGTACGCGGCTCGGCAACACGCTGACGGGTGGCAACACCCCGCCGTCCGTCAGCGACTACCTTGCCTTACATCTTCCGAGCCTGCGCTTCGGCCAGCATGCCGGGCATCTGCGATTTCACCGCTTTAGTGCTTTGCTGAACGGAGACCTGCACGATGGTTCCCGATGCTGTCTGGATGCGCTGATCTGCGATCTCAGCCATGCGGCCGCTGTCATCGCGCAGGACGATGCGGACGGTATCGGCTGAAGGCCCGCTGGTGTTCGCCGCCGAGTGAAGCCGCGTAGCGGGTGCGACATGGCCACCACCGGCATAACCCTTCCCATAGCGATGAAGCTGATCCAGCGCACCGATACCGATGCGATCCGTGGCACGCTTCGAGAACACATACTCACCTCGGTGGACGATACCGGCAGGCTGATACTTCGCGCCACGACCGGTGTAGCCTCCGTTCGCGAAGCCAAACAGCTTGCCGATCCCGCCGAAAATGGCCCCGAGAAACCCGCCACTGGAACTTCCCGTCGCCGCGCCGTTGACCTGGAATATGGCGTCGATCAGATCATTCAGCAGCTTGTCGATGATCTTGTTGATCGCGTTCCGAGCCGCGTTCGCAAAGCTCTCCCAAAAGCCTTTGCCCTGCTCCAGCCCCTGGCGCAGATCGGAGACGAAACCCTTCGTCGTTTCCTTCGCAAAGTCATAGGCTTCCTGCAGCCTTTTGGTAGCTGCTTCGGCCGCAGACATCTGCTGCGCAAGACCTGCGATTTCAGCACGTTGTGCCGCCGTCAGATTGATGTTGTCGTTGGCGGCCTTGTTCAACATCTCCTGCTCGTAGCGCAGTCGATTTGCGGCTTCCTCCGACATGCCGACGACACGCGCTTCAAGCTCTTGTTCGGCTATGAACTGACGAGCGTTCTCAACGATCTTCTTGTAGGCGTCGGCTGCCCGCTGTGCGGCCTTACCTGCCTTGTCGAGACCCGATGCTGCCCCGCCCAAACCGCCACCACCGCCGGGCAGGTCCGGCGCATCTGGCTTCGGAAGATCGGCAAACGCGATCTTGAACTGTTCCGCAGCGATGACAGCCGATGATTTTGCCGCCTCGCCCAAATTTGTGGCACGGTTCTCAAGGGAGGCGATCGAACCGGCCATCGCTTCGGCCGAGACGCCAAGCATGCGCAGAATGCCGCCAAACGTCGCTTCGGTTGAGCGAAGAATATCGGCCATCGCGCCGGCCCAGACGGCCTGGATCGAATCCCCGGCGGCGCGGAACGCCCACACAACGGCGTCGAGCAGGATTTCGGTCCGCCGAGACGCTTCACGGAACACATCTGACCAGCTACCAGTCGCGTCAACCAGTCTCCCGAACTGATAAACCAGTTCACCGGCAAGCACGATCACCGCGCCGATGCCGGTGCGGATCAGCGCGGCACGCAGCAGTGCCAGCGCCCCGCTAAGCCCCATGGTGGCGACCTGCGCCGCTACAAACGCAGCGACGTAATAGCTGCCGTACATCGCAACTGCCGTTGCGCCATAGGTGACGATCCGGCCGATGTTGTCCGCGACAATGATCAAGCCAGCGGCAAAGGTTTCGGAAGCTCCCACGGCCTGATCGACACCGCCTACGAACTGCAGAAGCGCGTTGCGGATCAAAAGAAGGCCATCGCCAATCGTGGCGGGCATCTTCTCGGCTTCTTCCTGAAGCTGGGTTAAGCGCTTGGTCAGCGCGTTGTAGATCACGTCCCCGGTGATCTTTCCCGCCGTTCCGAACGATCGGAGTTGGTTCACACCGATCCCGAGCTCTTCAGCCAAGACCTCAGCGACGCGGCCGCCGGACTTCAGCACGGTATCAAGTTCGTTGCCGCGAAGAGCTCCAAGCGCCATGGCCCGAGACAGAGCATCTTGAACCGATGCGGCCCGTTCCGCCTTGGCTCCTGAAACGACCAGCGCAAGGTTCAGCGCCTCTGTGTAATCCAGCTGCTCCTTCGTGCTGCGACCCAGTTCCTTGAGAACCGTCGAGTTCTGGATGAAGCTTTCCGCCGACAATTCAAGGGATGAGTAGGTTCGACGCGCAACCTGTCCGATACGTTCAAGGACAACGCCACTGGCATCCATATTGCCGATGGCAAGGCCAACGCGGGCGTCGAGATCGGACCATGTGTCCGCGAAACGTATCAGCGCGGCTCCCGCCGCGGCGCCCACCACCGCGCCGATGGCACGGGCCGCCAGCGTCGCTGCCTTGCTATAGCCGCCATATGCCTTTGCGGCACGATCGGCGGAACGGGCTGAATTGTCGTTTGCCGCTGCCGCTTTCCGGCCAGCCGTTTCCATGCGGAGGCCGAAGCTATCTGCTGCCCGCTCCGCACGTCCCGCAGCTTCGCGGATGCGTTCCAGATCGCGCGATGCATCGACAACCTCGCGGCTATCTACCGCGAGGCCGAGAGTGGCCAGATCCATGGAGCGTTACCTTCTGACACCGCCCTTGCTTATCGATGCAAGGCCGTCTTTGAGCGCCTGTTGCTGATCTGACGTACTTGCCTGCTTTGCGGTCTGAACAAGAAAGAGATCATCGATCGCCTCGATCAACTCAACGTCACGAGGATCAAGGCGCAGGCCTGTCCGTCGCACGAAGGCGTCGATGGCTTCTATCGTAACCGGATTGGGTCCGTTGAACCCGGCCGGCGTCCGGCGCCGGATGCGCGCCCATGCCTGCCAGACATAGGATAGAGCGAGTGGGAAAGGTGGCGTGACAAGCTCTGCCTCAAGTTGGGCCGCTATATCCGGACGGTTCTTGCGAACCGCTCTCTCAAGGCGGCTTTCCAGCCTGTCTCGCCGGGACCGCCCCTCCTCGTCCCGGTCGAGTTCAAATGCGCGCTCGGCATAGGCGGTTAGCTGTTCTCCGAGCGCTGCGTAAAAGCCGCGTCGTCGCCGAGGAATTCGAGCGACTGGATCAGCAGCGTGCCCTTGCGCCGGTCGGTCAGCAAAGCCTTGGCGTTTTCCGGACTGAACGGGTGGTCCTGGCCATTCATCTTGATCGGAGACCAGCCCAGCAAGCGCTCCACGACAAGGCGGACATTCCGCTCCAGTACCTCGTTGGGCGTCTCGTCCGGTGCTTTCCACTTCTTGCCGTTGACCTGTGCCTGCTCTTGCTCCTTTTCGCGGCGCAGGCGCTCTCGGGCCAAGCGATTGGATTGCTCGATGGTCTTGGGATGGCCGGGGCCGGCGAACGTCCACTTCCAGTTCGTCTCTGAACCGTCGTTGCGCTTGACGACCATCACATCTTCATCGGCTGCGTCGAGTTCGGAGAGGTCGAATTCATCCGTGGCGACCTGTGCCACCTGTTCTTTGGTCATGTCTCACCTGTCGGGTTGTTCGTCGGGATGTCGGGAGGTGGGCCGCTGCGGTCCCGACAACAGCAGCGGCCCGTCGCGCGCGATTACGGCGTGACGATCTGCTCGCTGGCGACTTCGTAGACGCCGGTGTTGATGCCCACGTTGAAGGTTCGACGAACGACGTTCGAAACGTTGCCGAGGTTCACGGGCTGGGACATGACGAGACCGGCGTAGTAGAGCACGGAGTCCGTGAACTCCGGCGCGCGGGCATCGGCAAGCTCGATCTTGATCGGATAGTTGAAATCCGTCTTTTCCGCTGCGATGAACTGTTCCTGCCCATCATCGAGCGGATCGCGACCGACAACGATTGCCTGGGTGCCCGCGTTGCGCGGCCCTTTGAGCTTGCGAACACGACGATTGCCGACGGCCGTGAAGGTGATTTCTTCCGAAGTATCGCCCAGTTCGCCGAAATCCTCGACTTCCTCGACCTCGACCCAGTCGTCGATACCCTCGAAGAAAGCCAGAGCGGCAACATCGGTCATCGCGTTGACCGTATCGGGCACCACGGCCGTGGGCGAGATAAACAGCTTCGATCCGGCATTTTTATGGATCGCCATGGGGTTTCTCCTTCATGTCATGGCAAAGAAAAACCCCCGCTTGTGGCGAGGGCGGCTGACCAGCGCTATCGGCCGGAATGGAGGGTTGTTGGGCGCTATCTGGCAAAGCAATCGTAGAGGATCGTCACCGGGACGCGGATGCGATCAGCATCCTGGAGAGGCCGCGCCACCGAAGGCTTTGCGCTGACCCGCACCGTAACACCCTGCCCGCTGACCCTGATGCCTTTGGCGAAATGAGCTACAACCTGGCCGGCAATCTCCATCGGTGCGACAATGCCACCGCCTGCCTTCGAAACGACAGTCACCTGAAGAATGCCTTGGTGTTGGGTTGTGGCATCGTTGCCGACGAACAGATTGACGTTCGTGTTCGGCATAAAGGTCGCCTCGATGTAGCTTCCGGCAGGCGGCGTAAACGGCACATCGGGCCAAGCGACCGGCAGCGGTGGCGACAGAACAAGCTCCGCCAGACGCGCCATCAGCAGGCCAGGTATGATGCTTTCGACGGTTGCCACCTAACCTACCCTCGTCTTATCTGGAGCGAGCGGCGACGCGCGCCTTGGCTTCGGCCGTTACCTCTTGGACGATGCGGCCCCACTGCTGTGAGGCCAGCCGGGTAAAGGCACGACCGGCATGGCCATTCGTCCCATATTCGACATGGCGGGCGTAGTCAGCCGTGTAGCCAGCCACCAGCCGATCCCCTGCGTTGAACTTCGCGATCTCAAGGACGATGGCGGAAGCGTTGTACATGTGTTTCTGGCCATCGCTGATCCGCCGGGCCGGTGGCGGATCGCCATTAACCACCACGACGAGTGATGCGCGAAGAAATCCAGTATCGATGGGCATGTTGCCGCCTTCGTTGACCGGCGTCTGCATGACTTCGATCACGCGGCGAGTGCTCTCTCGCAGCACCGCAGTAAGTCGCTTCTCTGTGGCCAGCACCCATTCATCGATCTGACCGGAAAAGCGCGCCTGCCCCCTCGACAGACGATTGTTGCGGCTGACGTGAACGCCGGTCGTTGGTGCCATTATTCAAGTCCCGCAAGGAATTCGATTTTCGTTTCCATCCAGCAGCGGCAATTTATTATTTCGCTGGCCGGCGCCTCTGGATCGCCCGGATAGGCGAGCACCGCTCCGGTTGGGCAGGTGAACTTGCCGTTCAGCGAAACCTCTTGCCCGTGCATTGCTCGGTGGCTGTCTCTGACACGGTTGTCGTGAGCTGACCGCCAGACCTTCACAATCGCAGTCGGATCAACCCCACCGTCGACTGCCTGCCGCATAGCTTCCATCTGGCTCTCGTTGAGCGCGGCCATGGTCTCGGTTCGCGCAATGGTTTCGCCTCGAAGCTGCAGCATGCGGTCACGGTAGCGACCGACCATGCGACCGGCCAATTCGGCGTCGACGGGGCGCTCTTCGTTGATCGCCTTGATGACCGATCGGTCAAAGCGCTTGTCTCGACGGGCCCGCTCAAGGGTTGCCCGCATCCGCGCCGGATCGCCGGAAAGCAAATCCTCGAGATAGTTCGCCGCGAAACGCTCCTGCTGCGCGGTCAGACCGATGATCCCGCCTTCCCTGCGTCCGGTGACGCGGTTCAGCCGCCCGACAATGTCCAAGGCATTAGACCGTGGGTTTGCCCCTCGTTCCAGACCGTTCACCATCGCGGTGCGGATCGCATTGCGCTGATCCTCCACGATGTTGGTGATGAGCCGGCCGGAGTGATCCCGAAGCCAGTTCTCGGCACGAACGTTTCGCGTATCGAACCGGATTATGACCTGCCCGCCACCCGGCTGACGTATCGGAGGGAGCCTGCCAGTCGTCGCCACACCGCCGCCGTTGTAGGCGGTGGCGATTGCCGTATCCACCGGACGGAATGCGGCCGGATCAATATGCAGCGCACGCATGGCGCCATCGATATCCCGGCGTTCCAAGCGTTCTATGATGCGTCCGATCTCGGCACGAGATTTGATGTCCTCGACGGCATCCTCGAACGCCTTGCGGATCAGCGGCTCGAAGTTGGCGATCAGTTGCTCGAATTTCTCGCGGGATGAAAGACGTTTGAGCATCCGCTAACCTTCGCAAAATCCGGCGAGGCGATTTGGCAATTTTCTCAAAGAGCTGGCGCCTCAATTTGGTGACATTTCTAGCCTCCGAAGGCCTCGGCGCCACGCGCCAGTCCCGAAGTCAGCAAACCGCCCTCAGACACTGATTTTTGAGGGCCAGAGGAGGTCAATGATGCTTTCCCTTAGGTTCTGTCCATCCTGCGCAGGGCCACGTCCGCGAGCTGCAATTCGCTGCCCATGGTGCCGACGCGACTACGATGTTGCGCGGAGCAAACCGGAGCATCTTTTTGAATCGTTACGCGGAGAAACAGGGTTGGCATCGACCCGGCAGATAGACGCCGAATAACGAACACCGCACCGTCCCCCGGCTCGACAAGGGCCGGGGCTAGCGGAGCCTCACTGTCGCTTGACACCCATCGGATACAGCACCGGCGTTCCGGCCGGGTTGAGCGGCGTGCAGCCAAGGACAACCCAGTCATTGTTGTCGAAATTTACCACGTCGAGCGATTTCGGCTCGACCGGTAGCCCAACTGCCGACATTAAGACGTAGCGCAGCTGCTCGTCGATCAGGGTTCCGCCTTCCAGCCTGTTGTCGAAGGCTTCGATCGTGTCTTTCGATGCCGGAAGCACCGCAGCCGTTGCAGGATATTCCTGCCAAGTCGGTTCACCCGGATCCCAGGGCGAGCCGCCACCCGGCACCAGACGCTTGAGCGTGACCGCCCGGCCGAATTTCTTCAGCAGGCGCTCGGCCGTGGCCTGCGATTTCGCGTAGTTGAACGTGGTCATCGAAACTCACGATTTGTTTAGATCCTGTACGACCAAATACGAGGAGCAGGAGGAGAAGCCGTGTATCGACGCTATGCAAATGTGGAAACGAACCTATTCCCCGAGATTGCTGACAAATTTCAGAGCAAGGGGGTCCTCGACCCAGTTGATCTCTGGGCCATCCTGTCCTGGAAAGCGAACAGATCCAAAACTAAGCATCGGCGGCGGATGGAGCAGATAGCTGCCGCTCCTTTTCTTGAGGCCGCGGCGAGCTTTTCGTCAGATATATCCAAAGGCGCGACGCCGAAGGATCGCTTGAGGGCTGTGATGGATAAATGGGATTTCAGACTCCCAACCGCCACCGCCATTTTGACCATCCTCTATCCCGATGAATTCACCGTTTATGACTATAGAGTATGCGGCCAAATCGGAGGCTTCCATAACCTAAGGAACCAGACATTCTCTGATCACCTCTGGACCCAGTATCAAGCTTTCAAATTGGCAGCTATTGAAGCAGCCCCACGCGGCCTAACCTTAAGGGAAGTTGACCACTACCACTGGGGCAAGTCCTGGCATGCAGATGCCATCAAAGACATCGGAAACGCCTCGCCGATATCCTGATCAGCGCGCGCAACAAAGCCAAAGGTGACATTGCCCGCCTTGGCCGCCACGAGCCCGGCAAGCATACCGTCGATGACCGACACCACCGGCGCCACATCGGCGGCACCGCCCGCCGTGTCCATGTATGTGACCGACAGATCGCCAACCTGTTCCTGTTTCACACGCTCGGCCGCCACGTAGTCAGGCGACAGCGAACCGGGCGTCGCTGCTTCGCGCCAAGCAGCCTCACAGGCAGCGTTTTGCACCTGCCGGGGAATTGTGTCGCTCGGAAGCTCGGAACCGCGCCACACGGCACCGGAGCGCGGCCATTCCAAGGCCTGATCGACACGTGCGACCGAGCCAATGAACCGTTGCCCATAGGTGCTATCCAGCCAGCGGGTGCCGCGTCGCAGCGCCTGTTCGATCTCGGCATCCTGCTTTCCAGCCAAGTCGTATCCAATTCGGTCGCAGTAGTCGCGGAACTCGGACACGCCGACGTAGCTTTCGGCATCCGGCTTTCCAGAGCCATCCTCGACGATAAGCGCCATTGGTCATTCCTCGCTGCCATGTTCAATGGCCTGAACCGGGCCAACAGCTCCTGATGCGTGTGCGATTGCAGCCTCGATCGCACCTATTGCGGTCGCACCGGCTTTCATGGCGCAAAGAGCCCCTACGTTGCCCGCGCCTATCGCAAAGTATGGAGCATCGAAGTGCTCTGCTCCGCGCGCCGTGAGGATACGGATAACGCCGTCCGGAGCGACAGACAGGACGAGGAGGGAACTGCCTCCGTCGTCCAGTTTCTCTCCTCGTGGATAATCGCCTTCCGACCCTGCTTTGACCCACTCGATAAACGTCTGAGCCTCGGCCGCACTACCACAGAGACCGTAAAGCGTTCCATCGGTGCCTTTGATCAGCTTGCGCGCAAATGGGAGAACGGCGTCGCCAATCCACACCCCGCTATCTGCGGCCATTACACCATCGCGATAGGCAATGGTCGTCACTTGGCCGGCTCCTTTGCCGCCTCGGCGTTGAGCACATTGAACTGTTCGACCAGCTTGGCCCGGCCCAGCAGATGATGCGGCTTCTGGCCCGTGGCCGTTTCGATGGCGGCACGAAGCTGATCGTCGGTCAGGCCGTCACCGCTGTCAGTGCCGATGCCGACATTGGCGCCGGCATCCTGCGCCGCGATGGCGGCGGCGATCTCTTCAGGCGTGCTGCGGGAAGCATAGCCTTCCGGTGGGTAGTTCTTGGCCAGATATCCGGCATCAACGTATTCGCCCACCGTTGGCCCGTCTTCGCGGAGCTTGTCACCGTCTTCGCCATTCGCTTTAGGACGGGGATCGAACTGGGCGTCGATAATCTTGAAGCCCGCCGCCAAAAGCTCCGCCTTGCGCTCGGGCGAGACGGGATGCGGCTCATATACGATCTTGCGATCCTTGGACATCAAAACGCTCCTTACGCAACCGCAATGGCGGTGATCGCGCCATCGGTAATGGTGAAAGTGTAAGTCGACTCGCCAATGGTCAGAGACTGTCCATTCTCGACAACGGCTCGGCTGGCACCGACGTCAGGAGCCGGAGGGTCGTCGGGGTCGAAGGTCGGAATGACCCCGTAATCAGCAGGGGCGGATCCGGCGACATAATCGCATGTCTCCAGCACCGAGTTTCCGGCACCGGTCTTGCCAAGCCCGGACGACACAGCCCCATTGCTGACCTGAACCGAATAGGCCGGCTCGGTCAGGGCGTTCAGCGCGGCGATGTCCGCCTTTTCAGCGGACGTGACGGCCGAACCAGCCGTGAAATAGATGATCTTCTTGGTAGCCATGAAAGCTCTCCAACGAGGGAGACGGCGAGCCGTGACCCGCCGCCTGACAGGGGCTTAGTCTTTCGCCGCGTCACCGATGGTAACGACGCCAGCCGTGTGCTTGATCGAGCTCGCCACCTTGTCCCAGTTGCTGCCCGTCGCGATCTCGGCGTCGGTCGGCGACTTGCCGCCGTTGACCTCGTCCCAGGTGAAGCCCTTAAGCGAAAGGCCGAAGGTGTAGTCGACCTGCAGCGTGGTCTCGATGCGCTCCTTGCCGTTGGACGTCTCCACGTTGGAGATGACGTCGCCACCGTCGGAGACGATTGCAGCACCCTCGGCCAGAGACAGCACCTTCTCCTTGTCCGGCGTACCGGACTGAAACAGCGCCGGCGCATCGGTGACGACAACGGCTTTGCCCAGAATGTCCACCACATTGACGTTGGTCGACTGGAACAGGCGCTCCACGTTGGTCAGGTTCTGGCCGATCAGCTTGTGGAACACGCCGCCAGTCATGACCTGCGCAACGAGGTTGCCGCTGTGATCGCCGAACTTGGCATGGGCGCCGTTGATCGCCTTGTAGCTGACGCCAGCGGATGCCGAGACGTCGTTGGTGGCGGTCGGCTGATTGCTGATCGCGGCGACAAGGGCGGCGATCGCGGTGTTGAGCTGGTCAGCAAGCAGAGCTTCGGCGAAGTTGCGGGACGCCACCTCAATGCCTTCGGCCGTGGGCTTCTGCAGCCAGGTCATCTGCGACGGCTCGAAGCGAACCGGACCGAAACCGCCCGCCACCTTGACGGCCGAGTGCTTGAGCTGCGTCAGGTCGGTGGGCGTGGCATTGCCGTTGGTCGCATAACGGTCGACGCGACGCTGCGCCGAATGGATTGCGGCGAAGAACGATTCCTGCAGAAAGTCGCCGTCGAAGCCTTCCGTGGTGAGCCGGATGGAACCGGCCGAAGCCGCGTTGAACTTCTCCACCATCTGCGCCAGCGTCTCGATCGTCGCCGGCATGATGTACTGGTTGAATACCTGCATCTGAGAGAGAGACATAGGTCGTAGGTCCTTGTGCTGTTTGTCGAATGAGGATTGGTTTGTGAGGCATCCGCCCCGGTGCGCCGCTCCTCATCCGAGTTCGCAGCAGAATGGGATTTGCCCGGTCAGGCTGTTTTGAGGTCGGGGAAACGAGCAGCGATTGCCGCGGTCCGTTCCTCGCGGGAGCCGCCGAAGTTGCCCGCCGCCTTCTGCTCGGGTGCACCGCCGCTACCCGGCTTGGCTCCCGACCCGCCGCCCGAGCCCTTCAGGATGGCGTCCTTGTGCGGATAGGCGTCGACCAGCACCTCGAGCGCTTCCTCGAAGTCGGCGACATCACCGGGCTTCACCCGGGAGAAAATCTTGTTGCCGGCAGGGTCGTAGGCGACGATCCGGCCCTCCTCGACCTTGAACGCCCGGCCGAACTGTGCCTGAAGGAGATCGGCCGGAACGGCCACCTTCTCCGCGATGAACTTGGATCGCGAAAAGCTGCCGCCGATCTTCTCGTCGTAGAGCTGGGTCTGGAGCGTGTCGCGCTCCTTGCGGGTCGTTGCCAGTTCTTCGGCGTGGGCCTTGTTCGCAGCAGCGACCTGCTCTTCGGCTGCCTTCTTGGCCGCGGCCTTGATCTCCTCGACCTTGCCAGCCGCGATCAGCTTGCCCTCGTCGATGTTCTTGATGGTTTCCAGCGCCTTGCGGGCCGCTTCGCCATCCTCGATACCTTCGAACGCTTTCAGCTTGGCCTCTGCCGCTTCCTTGGCTTCGCGATGGCTCTTTGCCTCGCCATTCAGCCGGGAAATCGTTGCAACGGTATTCGGTGCATCGAATGCGACTTCCTTGCCGTCTTCGTGGACGTAGAGAGGCTTGCCGTCCTGCACTTCGGCATATGTTTTGCCGTCGACTGTCACGAGTTTGAGTTTCATTTCTGGTCTTTCTGGGCATCCGCCCTGCTATGGCGTATCCACGCCGAAACGCCCGCCAGACATCCGCCGGGCAGGCTAATTCGTCAGTTGGAAGTGCTGATCAGGCAGCCGGTCGCGGCAGAGCGGCAGACCCGTCATCGTCATCACCCGGTATCTCGGACAGGATGACATCCAGATCGGCCCCCGCGTCATATTCCGGAGACAGAACGTTGCGTCGCTTCATCTCGCTCAATCCGGCTTCGCGCGAAATCTCATGGCGCTCCATGAGGGTCAGCACGGCATTCAGCTCTTCGCCGGCCTGCGCCTCGATGGCGAAGTCGGTGTGTATGGACACTTCAGGCTCGCTGCTGTCCTTGAGCCACATGCAGGTGTAGACCCATGCCTGTTCCAGCGCGTCCTTGAGATTGATCGCCCACGCCTGAACCGCGCTATTGCCCTTCTGCGCAGCAAACGCCGTGGTGACGACTGTCAGATTGCCGGTTTCTGCGGTGAGCGGTTGCCGGCCAAGTTCGCGCAACTGGCGTTCCGTCTTGTCGATCGAGCTTTCCAGAAACTGCAGCGACGACGCGCTGATCTCGATGAATTTCCATTCGCCGTGCTGGCCGTCTTGCCCCATCGGAGCGTAGAGCACCGCTTTCGGTCCGACCGGCGCAACAACCGGCTGATTGGTGGTGGGATCGATCTCCGGGGTGACACCGTTGCCTGCGAGCATCGGAAAGCAGGTCATGTCCCGCGCGTATTTGAGATTGGTTTCCTGCTGGTAGTGCTCGATCTGCAGGTGCGCGCAGTCCTTCATCGGTGGCAGGACTTGCCAGGAACCCGCTATTCGGCGACCGGTCAGGAACGGCACCAGTGCGATGATGCCGATAGCGATGGGACCGCTATCGACAACGCTCCACGAGCCTGCCTTGCCGTTTGTTCCCGCCGACTTCTCCCAGAGCTCGAAGGTTGCCGGCGCGTAGCCGATGACCTTTCCATCCGCCACGACAGGCTCTCTGTTGAGCACCCTCACCCGTTCGACCGTCGTTTCGCCAAATGCGCTGCGCCGGATTTCGTCCTCACGGAACCGGATGTGAATGAATTGCTCCTCTCCGTCGATCATATCGGTGTAGGCGGCAAGCATTCGGGTAGCCGGGATATGCACCCAATACGGGCGGGCACCGATGGCCTTTTCCTGCGCCCGCGTCGCGCCTTCCGGCACCTTGGTATGATCGACAAAGATCCAATCCACCGCATGAGCGATGCCGTTGAAGAAAACGTTACCGGCGAAGACGTGCAGATGGTTGCCGCGTCCGTCGATATCCTCGGCCAGCGTCTTGACCTGATCGGTCGCCTTGCCCTCGACCAAGCCGAGTTCCTTCGCGAACGGTTTCGAAGCCAGCCCTTCAACCAGATCACGGAAGATGTTGGTGAACTTGGCGTTCTCGCGCCGATATTTGTAATCGGCGTCACTCTCCTTCGGGAACTGCGGCAGGTATTTCGCAGCCTTGCGCATCGCATCGGCACCGGCAAGGATGGTGTCAACCATCTCCCAATATGGTGCCATAGCGGCGTAATCGCTCGACGGCGTGTCAGGCGTGAGTTCTGCATATCAATTCCCGTATGTGCCGAAGAGTGGTGCAGGTGCGGCCGGCGGCGGGTCAACAAACGTCAACATGAGCCCGTCAGCATGGTCCGGGCTCGAGATGCCGCGGCGCGCCAGCGCCTCTTTCTTCTCGATCACGATCTTGCCGCGCTCATTCCTGCCCCACTTCACAAGGGACAGCTGCAGACAGAGCGCGTCGCTTTCCTTGTCGCCTGACGGCAGAGCGAGAAGATCCGTCACCGGATGCTCTATCCCGCCGGCCTTGCCCTCAAGAAACAGGACGTGCTCATGCGTCCGCTGGAGCGCAGTGCGGCAGAGCCACCAGATTTCTGCCTTCAGATTGCCGAATATCTCCTCAGACGTCCGTTTGTCCGGCCAGACCCGCTTGCTCGGCGGCATGCCAGTATTGACCGGAACGACTGTGAGCCCCGGTGCCGGGTTCTTCATCAGCGTCGAGGAGACACCGGCGCCAACGCCAGGCGCGTCGAAGTTCAATCGATCGGCGCCGACATCCTTGGCGATACCGATGCCCCAATGGGCAGTTTCCGTCGTGTCCGGGTCCCCTCGGCTTTGGGGCGGCTCAACAACGGCACCGCGACGAGGCACGGCCACCGATTTCGCCTTGCCAGCGCCAACGTCCAGACCAACCACAGCGGCCGCAGAAGCCTTCAGACGAGGCTCCAGGGACCTGAGGCGCTTGGCGCTCTCCACCCAGACCGCCGGGATGCAGATGCCTTCGACCGATGCCGAATAGTCAATGTCGTATTCGCTGGCCCACGTCGTCGGGTCAGAGAAGCTGGCCTTCTTGGCTTCCGCCCATTCTTCAGTCTTGCGCGGATCGTCTCGCCAGTGGAGGCGCGCGATCTGATGCGGCTTCATGATCGAATGGCGCTTGCGGGCGAACAAATTGCCCATGCCATTCACCGACGAAACCCAGAGCACGCAGTCGGTGTTGCCTGACAGCGCCTTCTCGACCGTCTCAGCGTTCGGAACGAATGCAGCCTCGTCAACCACGTAGAGCGACGAGCGCCCGCCGCGGCCCATATCCTCGCCACCCTCGCCCGAGATTACCGACCCGGTGGCTGGGTTGACAATGCGCATGTAGTTGTCGTGCTGCGCCCAATTGAAGCCTTCGGGCAGCAACTCGACCGGCTGGCGCCGAAGCATGATCCGCAGCTTGGCGAAGATGCTGTCCGGGTTATCCTTCTTGTCGACGTAATCGACCTTGCGGGAGCCGAACGTCGTTTTGAAACCGGGAACGAACAACCACTGGTGCAGCGCAAACCCTGCCGTCAGGTACGTGGCGCCGGTATCGCGGCTCTTCTCGATCAATCCCTCTTCGCCAGCATCGACCAGACCAGCCATCCAAAGGATGATCTCGCGCTGCTTAGGCCAGAGCCTGAACTGGACGTACGGGTTCTTGCGGGACCCGTCAGGGTTACGTCCCTTGGTCAGGCGCGGGTCATAGGTCCAGACGTAGTTGTCGAACCAGTAAAGGATATCGGCGGCGCACCGCTTGCGCTCGACCTCCCAGCCGCCGGCGCGGCGTTCAATCTCCCGTTTCTGCCGCTGCCCCTGTATCGCCTCCGACAAGCCCGAGCTTCTGGAGAACGGGATATGCTGCTTCAAGAGCGGCAAGTTCATCGTCTGTCAGGCCATCCAGATGTTGAGGTGTAATGGTGATCACCTGCACGGTGCCGCTCAGCCGACGGTTTTCGGTGCCGAGGCCGAACAGTTTGGCCTTGCCCATGGTGGCGGAGACCGCGGCCGACGACTGCTTCTCAGCGATGGCAAGGCTTCGGGCCTCTTCGAGCTCGTGGGCGAGGCTTTCGACAGTCACCTCGACTTTCTTGGCGACGCGCCCCTGCAGTTCCTCTACGCGCTTCCTGATGTTTTCATTTGCTTTCAGGCGTGCAGCGTTGCCCCGGTTCGGCTTGAACCCAGCCTGTGCATAGGCCTCATCAGCACTCTTGCCCGCCGCAAGGGCTTGGGCGAAGCTCTCATGACGGGCGTTAGGGAGAACGGGCATGGATATCGGTGGAGCTATTTCTGCGGTTACTGCTGCGATTGGGTTCGCTCGAGAGCTCAACAAAGTTGATGTTCAGATCGACCAAGCGGCATTGAAGTTAAAGATCGCCGACCTCACGGGGGCCCTTGCTGATGCAAAACTCGGGTTGGTTGAGGTAGCTGATGCGCTTCGAGATAAGGATGCCGAGATCGCGCGCATGAAATCAGCATTCGAATTCAAGGCATCACTTGTCGAGAAAAACGGCTTCAAGTTCGAAACCTTTCCAGATGGCACCCCGCGCGGTGAACCTTTTTGCCCGCGGTGCGAACAAAACCACGGCAAGTTCTATCGCATGAGCATGGTTGTCGGCGGCGCTAGAAAGTGCCCGGAGTGCAAAACGGACTATCTCCGCGCCCCAGCCTACATGTGGGATCGCGACTAGCCGCGCGCCGCCTCGCTCCCTTGCGGGATGGTTGCAGGGATCGGATTTGAACCGATGACCTTGCGGGTATGAACCGCATGCGCTGACCTGACTGCGCTACCCTGCTGAAACTGATGCCGGGCTACCCTCCCGGCTGACCGCTGGTGCCGGATACCAACCCGGCTTAGGTCGCTCAAAGTCGGGGCACAGCGGCTTCCCCTTTTATCTCTACGCCACCTTGCGCTTCCCCTGTCGCATCCGGCGCTTGGCGGCTCGCCATTCCTCGATGGTCATCCCAATCTTGCGTTCGAAGCTGGGGTCGTCTCGCCATGTGTAAACTGGCTGCGCATCGTATGTGGCGCGATCACCTTCGATCGTAGCGAAAACATGCCCGTTTTCAGGCTGATTTGGCAACACCCCGTTTTCGCACAAATCGTCATGCAAACGCACTTTGCCGGTGTATCCTTGCAAAATTACCGCCAGCGCGCGAGTTTTTCTTCGAATACCGGTGATTTCGGCGCATCTTTCTACCTCACGGCACCACTTGGCAAAGCTTATTTTCTTGCGCGTTCCAGGTCGATACAGGCACCCGGCCTGCGCCATGGCCCAAGCCCACAGTGCGCGGCGCTGGCCGGGATCGGTCAGAAACTCCGTGGTGATACGAAGGCAGGCCTCCCAATGCGCTATCTGCTCTTTCGAGGCGCGCTTCGCCCATTCATCCAGCCAGGCTGTGCGCCATTCCTCCAGCGGATCGTCGCCTTTCTCGAGGCTTTCCTTGCGATGACCGGTGCGGCCGCGCCCGTTGATGTCGGCAAGGTCGTGCACCCACGGCAGCGCGTAGCGGCCATAGCTTTCCCGCATCCCTTTGACCTCGGGAAGCTTGGCTTCTGTCTCGGCCGCCCGAATGAACATTTCAGCGATTTCGGCTTCGGTCATGGGTTCAGCATCCTGTCATCGAGAAAATCGGGCTGGAATGCGCGAGGTCCGTATGCCCGCCAGATCCGTTCATAGATCAGACCAGCCAGCACGGCTCGCAAGGGGGCGAAGCCTCGCAGATCGCGCGCCACAGCCTGCAGCTCGCCCACCGGCGTCTTGTCCCAGACCTGAAACCATTTCTCCGGGTCTTCCTCCTGATAGTGCTGGCAGGCCAAGAGCAGGTCGGAGGCGGCGCCGATGCATTCGGCTTCGAGACTGGCCTTATTGTTGGCCGTTTCGGTCAGGGTGGATAAGACGATGCGGGCATGCTCCATGCCGCGCCGTTCGATCATCTTGCGGATCGTGCCGACCGCGCGCGTCTCACCGGGCCGCGGATAGCTGTGCTTAGGGACGATGGTCACACCGAATTCATCACAGAGCGCCTTGACGCGAGGATCGATCACGTCGCCTCCTTCGGCCGTTCGATTGTTGTAAATCTGTGACCGCAATATTCGCACACTCGCCGACGTCTGACGCCACCAGCGGTAGGACGTGTCTGCAGTGTCCGCAGATCGTCCGCCTGACACGACGGGCAGAACAGGCCATGTGTCGATGCGGTTGGCCGGTGTTTCTGGCGCTTCATCTGCCTCACGCCAGAAACCCTCGCTGATGCAATGCCGAACGCTCCGGGATCGGATCGCCCAAGAGCTTTCCGGTGAGCGAACGTCGGTCAGGGAGGTTGTACCAGATCATCCGGGACACAACGTGTTCCCACGGAATGGTGTTCACTTTGTCCATGCCGACCACTGCCATGCCTTCCGCCGCCTCACGGATCATCTGACGCATTTCCGCGGATTTGCGCCGATAGCGGTCGAGATCGGCCTGTCGTGCCGTACCATGTTTCATGCCTGCCTCCTGACAGGGGCATCGGCCCGCCACAACGCGTCACGTCCGCGAAGTTCTCGGCAAACCGCCACTTGGATTTCGGCGGACGAACACACGTCGGCAATCGATTTTATCATGGCAGGTCGCGTTGCTTTGGAGCCGACCGACACGCGAAGATGAGAACAGGCCGAACGAAGCTCTTCGGCCCACAGCATTTCCAGCGCCATTTCAGGCACAGGTGAACGCGGCTCCGGTTCGGCAACCACTTCGATCGAAACCGGCCGCTCGTCGCTGGACCAGTCGTAGGAGAGATGAGTGGTGCCGTCGGCGGTGATGAGGCCGACACTGGGCAAGAGATGCCTGATCAAGGCGGCGTCGGCATGATGCTTGGCGTCAACAACCATCCACACCTCTGGCACGCAAAGCTGATACATGCCGATCTGGTGGAGCAGCCGGCTCGTGTCGTCGTATGCGCCCTTGACCTCGATGGCCGCGATATGGGCCGGCGCGACAGCGACGAGGTCGGCACGGACCGCACGCGCGCCCATGACCATTTCATGGCACATACGAGCTTCCGGCATCCGCTGGCGCATCAGGTCTTCCATGGCGTTGCGCAGCGCCAGTTCGGAGCGGGCGGCCCGACCGGGACGGCCGTGACCTGATGTGCCGTGCCGGCGCTGGGCTGCGGTTTCCGCGTCCTGCATCCATGGTTCGTTCGGCTTAAGAAGCGTCATGCCCGCACCCTCCTTTTTGCTAACTCGACTTTCGGCGGGGCGCTCTTGACATAACGCCCTTGAACGAATGCCTTCGAGGTCAGTGCCTTATCGCCGAACAGGCGCTGGCGTTCAGCGGCCAAAGCGGCGTCCTTCTGGCGGCGCCATTCGTCACGGGATTCGAAAGGTGACGCCTCGACCTCGATTACATGCGCTGGCGCGCGTGTTGCTTCGTCCAGTTCGACAACGCGATCAGCAGCGGCCTTTGCAGTCGTGGCGCTGGAGAATTCCATGTTGCGCATGAACCACCAACGATCCGACGACAAGCGGCGGAATTCAGGCCGATATTTCTCTCCGAAGGATGTGATCCGGTATTGGAGTTTGTCAGTCATCAGAAGCCCTCGAAGCCTTCAAACGCCGGTGGCAGTTCTTCGCCAGCCGATTTGAACATTGTGAATTCGCCGTCGAACATGATCTCGGGGGATCGGCCCGGTTCGCCGCGCCGGCGCTTGTGGTTGATGACCCACGCCCTGCCCCGGCACTGCGTGAGCTTTTCGACCATGACGTCCCGGCGCGTTTTCTCACCTTCCTTGGCCCGCTCCGGCGGCATCGTGGGGATGAGTTCGCTGTAGAGCGGTTCCGGGCGATAGAGCGAGAACCAGACATCGAGGCTCTGTTTGATCGCGCCGCCGCCGTAGGCGTCACCCATGACCGGGCGCAGGCTGGAACCGGCCCGCCACCGCTGCTTCCAGTCGTCGTTGCGTTGAATGAGGATGACGATGGCCACGTTCAGCGACTTGGCCAGAGCTTTCAGTCCGCGATAGAGCGCGTTGATCCGTTCGGCGAACATGTCCTTCGGGTTCGGCAACGTGATCATCTTGGCGTGGTCGATGATGATCAGATCCAGGCCGTGGCTCTTCACCATCGCCTCTGCCTTGATCCTGATGTCCGACAACGTGCACTCGCCAAAACCGACGATGTAGAACGGCAGATCGCTCGAGCTGGTCATTTCGGCCTCGAGCTCGGACTTTTCCTTTGTGTTCAGCGTGAAATTGTCGATCCTGCCGAGGCTGATCCGGCTTGCCTGCGCGGCGGCCTGAAGTGCCGCTTCCTCGTCTGTCACCTCGATAGAGAAGAACGCTGACTTGAACCCGCGACCGGCGGCGAACCGGCACTGCTGAAGCGAGAACGAGGTTTTGCCGCCGCCAGAATCCGACATCAGGCCGATGAGGTTGCCTCGGCGAATGTCACCAAGAGCCTCCCCTATCTCTGGAAGGAACCACGGGAGACGAGCCGCCGCGTTGCCGCTGTCCTGTGCAGCCTTGTCGACGGCTTTGGGAAGCACCACGCCGTATTTGGTCGACGCAGCTCGCTCGTTGCCTTCCTGCGCGATCTGGGTGAGGCGATCCGCCACTGAAGCGATGATCTTTTCCGGCGTCATGTCGATCGGCATCGTTCGTGCCAGCGCGTCGAGGTCCTGCGCTACACCCATCAGCTGATGCCGAGCCCACATCTCAACGATGCCGCGCGCATAGTCGTAAGCGCCTGAAACCGTGACAGCCTCGGAGGCGAGACGGACGACGTATTCGAACACCGTCAATTCACCGACAAGCTGGTCAGCCGGGAGATATGGCTTCACAGTGATGGGCGTGGCCGCCCTGCCCTCAGCAATCAAGGTTCCGAGCGTTTCAAAGAGCTTGCCGTGCAGCTTGTCGGAAAAGTGCTGCGGCTTCAGGAATCCAGCCACTCGCCAATACGCATCGGCGTTGACCAGCAAAGCGCCTAGCAACGCCTGCTCTGCCTCAATGGCATCGGGAAGCGCGGGGCGGATGTCTCGCTGATGGAAGGGTGCGTTCATTCCGCCGCCTCCCGAAAATCGATCTGATCGACCGCTTCGATCCGTAAACCAAGCCAGCGCATCACGTTGGTGGACATCGAATTGCCGTAGGCCTTGTATTGCGGGCCGTCCGGGCACTGCTCGGCGGGCTTGCCACGCCATGGGATACGGCAATGGTTGTCGGAGAAGCCTTGGAGACGGGCGCATTCGGTCGGCGTCAGGCGGCGCACTGCCCATTGCGTTGCGACACCCGGGACGAACTCTTTCGTCAGCGAGGGAGCCGGATCGCCATCATCGCCTACGCCAACACCCTGCCGGTTCTGCGCATCGCGCTTATCTGGATCGCGGCCTGCGTTGCGAAGATCGAGCGGATAGGCAATGGCGGGCGTCTGGCTGACTTCAAGCGCTCCCACAATGCCAGCCGATGGATCGAACCCTAGCGATGTTTGTTTACCTCCAGCCTGAGGATTGAACGCCACGGGGTCGACAATGTAATCGCCACCCTGATTGCCACCTACTGGGCCACCGGCCATGACCGGCTGCGCAACCTCCACCTGGCGAGCTTTGTAATCCTTGCCGCTGTTTTGCGGCATGATCGAATAGGCTACAGGTGCCAGCACATGCGGCTTGTCGCCGCCGCCCTGGCTGGCCCCCGGAGCGTGAGCAACATCATTGCCCATTTCGATTGCCCCGCCTTCATCCCGACCACGGATGGCGATGGATACCGGGACCAGCGGCGTGCCTCGCCCTGTCCCGTCCTCGCTTGCATCGAAGCCTTCGGCTCGAAGGCTGTGCGCGACATAGGTATCAAGATCGGCGGCGTGGCTATCGTTTTCCTTGGCAAGCAAGGTATGGGCAACGAAGTTCTCCGTTTCCCAATCTAGCCGCTGGGCATAGCCCGCGGTGACACAGCGGGCTGCATCGTCGACAACAACACCGCCGTCCAGGTCAAAGTCGGACCCTAAGCCGCCACCGCCTGTAGGGCGTTCTGCAATTGTTGGGGCAACTCCTTTCCCCGGTTCACGGCGCGGCGCAGAATCCCCCGACAGGCCTTCGCGCTCAAATAGAACCGCTGCGGCACGTCGCCAGTCGCCTCCAGAATGTCCGACAACGAACACACGCCGTCGTCGCTGGGGAAGTGCGCGGGGAGCGCCGTCCACTCTGACATATTGAGTGTCAAGCACCCGCCATGCGAGGCCGTATGCGCCGCTGTAGCCTTCGACAATTCCCGCAGATTTCCATCCGCCTGCGGGGACTTCGATCCGCCGTCCGGAGAGCAATCCCAGAAAGCCTGCAAAGTCTCGTCCTCCTTTGATTGAAAGGACGCCGAAGACGTTCTCCCAGACCAGCCATCGGGGCCGATATCTGCGAGCAATCGCAGCATAGGTGAGCGTGAGGCTGCCACGAACTCCATCCATTCCCGCTCGGAGACCCGCGATGGAGTAGTCCTGGCACGGGGTTCCTCCGACAAGAAGGTCAATTGCATGGTCGGGCCACCCTTCGAATTGTGTCATGTCACCGTGGTTCGGAACGCCGTTGGCGCGCTCCGGCAGGCGGGAGACGGCTTTGATTGCCGCGGCACGGGCCTTGCGGTCTTTCGGCTTCAGTCCCGGTGCATCGGGATCGGGCATGAAGGCAGGACGGCCGCTGGAATAGTGTTCGTGCAGAACGTGGCATGGGAACGGCTCGATCTCTGAATAGAATTCGGCGTTCCAGCCAAGCGGCTCCCACGCGACGGTCGCGGCCTCGATACCGCTGCACACGCTGCCATACCGCATCACGCCGCCCTCGCCTGCGCATCGCGCTTAGCCCGATCTCGCGCAGTCTGGTCGAGGTGCCAGCGAAACTCATCACATGTGCCGGTCCAGATCGCGATACATACTGCCTCGGCTTGGTCTCCGTTGCTAACGTTGACACGAATATTTCGGCAGTAGGCCTTCGCATGAGCCTTAGCCTTTTCCGTCTCCATGTTGCCGTATCCCTCACCGAACAACTCGGCGCGCCACGTCTTTGGCGATGGCTTCACCCATGGCAAACTTCGTTCGATGCAAGCCTGCCGTATCTGCCCCTGAATGTCCCGCAGGATGAGTTGGCCTGCGTTCACCGTCGCCGGAAGCATCTTTGTTTCAGGTTTGGCCTTGGCGAACAGATCACCTGATTGCGTTTTGGTCGGCTTGCCCTTCACGTTCACCTTGCGCGGATAGGCAACGATGTCGTCTCGGGCAGCTTCAAAGGTCACGAAGTCGGGGCGCTCCCGATCAAACAGGTCTTTGACTTCACGGCCGAAAGTTTCGCACTTTTCTTCGGTGCCCATGCCTTCACGCGGCGCGGAAGCGAATGACCCGAACTTGACGGTCTCTCGGATGAGCTTGCCGCGCGAATTGGCTTCGGCAAGACACCACCCGGTGCGCTTTATGGATTGGTCGAAGGCAAGGATAAGCATCACATACCCCTCCCGCCCGGAACTGCGGTCATGCCGATCCCTGCACTCGGTTTCGCCGCAAATGATGCGTAGCATGCCTGATGGACACGAAAAGCTTCCGCACCCCCATGGTCATTTATGGCCCTCGAGGTTTCCTGCTTATCTCCACGATGGATCAGGCGTCGGACTTCCTGTTCGACAACTGGCCCGGAAATGACAGCAAGGCCTGGACCGACGCCATGACGTCCTGCGCAAGCGACGGGAGTGCTGACGATGCGAGAGTCGCGTTCCTTGCTGCGATCGCGGGTGCCGGGATGCGCGTCGACCCGATTGTTTCGTTTTATTGAGCTCATTCGGCTGCCTCAATCTGAAACAGATTTTCGGTCTTGGCCTCAGACAATTCCGCAAGGTTGCGAACCGCCTGCCGGAAATACGACGGCTTGAGTTCGAACCCGATGCCCTTGCGGCCAGCAGCAACGGCGCCATAGACCTCACTGCCGATGCCGAGAAACGGCGTCAGCACCACGTCGCCGGGGTTGCTCCACAGTTCGATGCAGCGCTCGACCACGTCGAGCTGCAGCGGCGAGATATGCTGTTCGTCCTTTTCGTCACGGCCGCCGCGATACTGCAGGGTGCGAGTCTGGTTGATATCCATCCAGACCGGCGAGGCGTAGCGCTGCCAGACCTCGATCGAGTACCAGCGCTTGGCGGCCTCGATATCCTTGTCGGTGCGTAGTTCGGCCGGCACCGGTGCATTCCCAAACCCAACATACCGATCGAACCTGCCTGCGACGGGCTCCGGGTTGTCGCCCGGCTTGCGAAACATCAGCATGTAGTCAGCGAGGCCCTGCCCGCTGATCGTACTGTCCTTCTCTATCTGCTTGTGAAGCAGACGGATCGACTTGGTGCGCTGCTGCGCGACAACGGGGTCTTTCCAGATGCAGACCTCGGAATGGAAGATCCAGCCAGCATCCTCATAGGCGCGGACAACCTCACCGCGGAAATCGCGCATGCCGATATGGCCGTGCCGGATTTTCGATGTGGGAAGCTGCATGCAATGAACCGCATGGATGCGGCCCGGCATGGTGACGCGCAGCAATTCCTGGATCAGAAATGCATAATGCTGCCAGAACCCGTCGCCGTCGTTGTTCGAGATATCCCGGTCAAAGTTGCTGAACCGGTAGAGCCCCTCAAACGGCGGCGAGTGAATGCCGAAATGGATGCTGTCGCCCGGAATGGCGCGGACCAGTTCGCACGCGTCACCCTGATAGATCGCATAGTCGGGCGTGATCACCTGTTCGACGGCCATTATGCTTTCGTGCTGTTTCATGCTGCCCTCAGAAAATCAGGAAGGATGATGGGTTTGGTGGGGGCGTAGTCGGGCCGGTCTCGGACCATCCCGCGCACCGTCGCGCTCGACAGATCAGCCATGTGCATGACCATCGCTGCGGCCATGCGCTCCGCGTCTGCTTCCTTGCGCTTGAGGTTGGCGACTACGGCGCCCTCGGTTTCCGCCGCGATGAAATGGACGTTGACCGGCTTCTTCTGCCCAAAGCGCCAGAACCGGCGTTCGGCCTGGTAAATCTGTTCGAAGCTGTCGTTGAGACCAACGAACCCGGTATCGGCACAGTGCTGCCAGTTCATCCCGAACCCGGCGATAGACGGCTTCGTGATCAGGACGCGGATTTCGCCAGCCGTGAACGCTTCAAGCTTCCGCTCCTTGGCCGTGTCATCATCGGACCCACGAACCTCCACCGCGCCGGGGATTGCCTTGGCGAGCGCCTCGCTTTCAGAATTGAGATTGCACCACCACACGAAAGGCCGATCGGAAGGCGTGTTGTGCGCCGCGATCGCTACCCGCTCCTCGACGGTATCGCGGCGGGCGGCGATGCGCTCCTGCAAGGTTCGCGCCTCGATCGGGAACAGAAGCCCAGTGTCCATGCTCGGCGCATAGTCGACTGAGACCACGTGCTGGTGCCGCTTGAGCGGTGGCAGGTCATATCCCTTGTCCGAATATCCGAGGTCGGACGGCTTGCGCAGCATAACGGCCCAAGATGCCATCCACTTCCAGAACTCGTTTTCGGCATGGCCTTTCAGCCGCCATTTTTGCGTATCGCCGCCGTCATGAGTGAAGAACGTCGCCAGCATGTCGGTATAGGACATGATGCCGAGGAACTCGGCGTGGTTGCCCAATTCCATGAAGTCGTTCGGCGCCGGTGTGGCGGTGGCCGCCAGTCGGAACGGCACCTGTGCGCAGTCCTCGATCAGCTTGTTCCGATATTTGCCGTCGGTGCTCTTGAGAATGGAGCTCTCGTCCAGCGCCACGCCGCCGAAGTCATCGACACTGAACCGATCGAGCTTCTGATAGTTGGTGACGTCGATCGTGCCTTCTGACCGCGAGGTCACCACCTGGGCCGTGATGCCGAACTGCGATGCCTCACGCTGATGCTGGTGCGACACTGCCAGCGGCGCCAAGAGCAGCACGGGCTTGCGGGTGTGGCGTGAGACCTCGTTGGCCCAGACCAGTTCCATAAGCGTCTTGCCCAGGCCGGTGCCGGCGAAGATCGCGGCCCGACCGCGGCGCAGCGCCCACTGCGTAATGTCGCGCTGATGCGGAAACAGGAACTCGGGGAGTTCGACGCGCTGCGCAATGCCAGTTGCCGGGTCGATGATGCGCTTGCGGGCGAGGAAATCAGCGTAGCCGTTCATTTCACCACCGTCATGAACAGCACGAACGCATAGGCGGCGGTCGTTGCGATGAACCAGAGACCGTTGGCAAGCAACTGGCGGCGGATCGGGGTGACGTGGCTTGTCATGCCGCACTCTCCGCCAGTTTGCCGCGCGCGCTTTCCAGGGCCGCGATGGTTTCCGTCACCTGATGGAGTTCGGCCCGCTTGTCGGCGATGAGTTTCTGAAGTGCGGCCTGTTGGTTGCGCAGCGTCTCGATGCTGCCCGAAAGAGATTGCTTCGACCGGGCAATAAGCGTCCGCGTGGTCGGGACTTCTTTGGCAAGCGCATCACCGATCGCGTCGGCAAACTCGTCATCACTCACGGGGCGAAGGTTGGTGATCATGGTCACACCTTGATAGAAATGCCGCCGACGCTCAGTCGAATTGCGGCTCGTGGGAGATTTGCGCGACGGAACCTCATGATGATGGCCGCCGCGCGCAGGACACGGGCGATGGTCATGCCGCGTCTTCGAACGGATCCGCGCCGGAAATCAGTTCGTCTTTTCCGGCGTCACCTTCGAATAAGCTGGCGAGGTCCTTGTTCGCGAAAGCGTTGCCGTCTGCCTCGCCCCTTGCCCATGCCTGACCGGCTGGACTAGTGATGTCGTATGGATTGGCGCCGATACCCTTCCGAAGCTTGCCGGCCGCCAAGCCTTCCTCGTAGGCGCGTTCCTCGATGGGCGCGCGGTCGGTATCGAAAAGCTCGACCTGCCGCGCGAGGCCGTGCCCGAGTATCTTGGCGATGCGGATACGGCGCTGCATCGTGGCGATGACTTCGTTGGAGTCCTTTTCCTCCAACTCGAAAGCCCATTTGATGTCCGCCTTGGTGAAGCCGACCGGCTTGAGGCGCTTATAGGCCTCGTTGATCTCGGCCATTTCCTCGCCAATGTTCGACTTGCCGGTCTTCACACTGTTGAACACGCGGATGAAGACCTGCTCCTCGTATTGGGCGCGCTCGTCTTCGTTCTTCACCTGAGCATCGGCCTTGACGGCCTCGGTCTGGCGCGGGACATACGGGTCATATGTGATATTCTCATCTGTCATTTCATCGTCTCCCTTTCCGCCGCGCCTTGCGCAACGCGAACCACGCCTTCGCCAGACGGCGAATGGCTTTGATCAATCGCATCGGTTTCCTCGATTTCCTGCCGCTGCCGCTCAATGCGGTCGGCGACGTTCTCGATCCAAGAGCAGAGGTGCCCGTATCTGTTCCGAAGCTGGCGATAGACATCACCGTTCGGGTGCTTCATCGTTTTCCAATTTTTCCAGAGACGTTCGGCCTGTGCAGGCGTGACACCCGCATCCTTGGCGGCCCTGTCACGTGCCGCGGTGGTTGTGTCGCCGTAGCCTCGGAAATGCTGCTTCATGCCGGCGTTCAGGAACTCGAACGCCTCTTTCGCTGCGATACTCGTACTCATGACGCTTTCGCCCCGTTTCGGTGCGGATTCGCACCGTCTTGGTTCGGACATGGTGGTTTCCTTTCGCCTACTCTGTGCCCGTCAGAGCAAGCGACTAAGCCGGTCGAACCGGCGGCAATCCCAGAGACCCCGCCAGGCATCTGGAAATCGAAAGCAGGAATGAAGGAGGTTTGAGATGCGTATAAGCCTGAACGGATCGAATGTTTCAGCGCAGCTTGAACTTCCTTTCGAGAGGGCGCGGCCCGCGAACGACGATGACGTTTTTGCATCACACGTCTCCCCGCACGGCCGCGTCGATCGCCTCGGCATCTATGATGCCGGCGAAGGGCATCCCCGGAGCCGAAAAGTCTCGCGATACGGCTCCGGGGGCCTGACGCTGGCGGATTGCTATGCGCGATCCGGTCCAGCCGGCACCGAAGGCTATGAGCAGTGAGGCGAACCAGAGCGCGGTCATGCCGTCACCTTTGGCCAAACGCAGACGGTGCGACGACGAGGAGATGTCTCGTATGGATGATCAAGCCCAAGACGAGCGGATCGCGACGCCGAAAGCAGCTTCAAGGCCTCCGCTTCGGTACAGCCGAGAATTTCCGCGATCTGCATCGTGTCGTGGCCGAGCCGGAACAGCGTATCTGCGGTCGGGGGCTGCTTGCGACGCGGCGCGCGATCATCGCCGACGAACTGATGGAGTTTCGTCATGGCCGCACCCGATGGGTGCTGCGCTCTGCCGGCGTTCTGACACCTTCACTACGCTTCTGATGATGGGCACAGTAAGGCTTGCCGGGCTCCTTGATATGACCGCAGAAACCGAAATCCGTGTCCCTCGGATCGCCTACCGGCCATCGGCAATCGCGGTGTTCAAGGTCCACAAGAGCGACCTTCCGGGCCAGCGCATCGTATTGGTCGGGAGTGCCGCGAAATTCTTTGATGCGAAGGCGTGGGCGCGAAAATTTAGGTGCGACAGTGACCGGACGCCCGCGCCTGCCGTTCGATGCGAGCCTGATGCCCTGCCGGCGCGCAGTGCTGCGTACGTAGGCTTCGTGACAATCCAGCGCCGCAGCTATTTCACGCGCGTTGGCGTGCGGGTTGCGCTTCACATAGGCCAGGAAGTCGTCTTTCAGGCCGCGCCTCATGCCAACTTCCTCCGCGTCCGCGCGTCGTTGCACTTCCAGCAAAGGGCCGATGTGAAATGAAGATTGCAGCTATCCGGGTTCAGACAGTCCGGCTTGGAATTGGTGACGGTAGCCTCGCTCGCACGTCCGGCCTCATTACCGGCCTGTGCCACGCTGGCGTCCTGTTGCTCGAATTGGCCGGAATGCTCCACCTGCACACGGCAGACCTGACCGACAACGCGAGGGACGTTGCTTTTTACTCCGGCATCATTCGAGCTTGGGTCAGGTTGCCCGTCGTCAACCTGCGGAGTTTGCGGGTCAGGATGAAATTCGGCCGTGGCGACTTGGGGGGCTTGGGGAACAGCAGCCACGGCCTCGGCAGCGGGGGCAGCCGATGGGAAATGGGGCGCCGTCTCTCCGGCTGTCACGCGCGCTTCAATCGGGCGTTCGATGCAATCCGTACTAAGCCCGGTCTTTGGCTGCCCGTCCGTGGACATTTTGAGGCCGTCTTGGACGGAGCCGAGGTCATCCAGCCTTCTCGTTGCCCGTCCGGGCGAATTGGTTGCGGCACTCTCTCCGCCCGTCACGTCCATTCTCTCAGACGTTGCAGATGCCGTTCGGCCGACATCGACCCTACTCACCTCTCCCGCCATGCCGTCGGCTGGCCTCATCGTGGCTTCGCCAGTCGCACCGTTGTCCTCGGAGGCTTTCGCTTGGAATTGGATTTCTGCGAGGAAGATGGACCTCGCATCTGTGTTCGCCTTGGACCATGCGCCGCGCAGCTGCATGACGTGATATCGGGTGACGTGACCGGATCGGATGGCGTCGGTATCACCGACGGCATCGGAAATGGAGGTGATTTCCTCCGCTGGCTTTTCCGGTTCGTCACCACCCTCGACGCCTTGTGCCGCAACGGTTTGCGAGGTGACTTCCTGCTTTTTGTCATCACCCTTCCGGCCGGCATTGATGCCTGCCGTCTTCATCGTCGTCGGCTTGCCCGTCTTAGGGTGGACGTAGGTCCGTTCGTCAGACTGTCCATTTTGGACAGTATCTGCTCGCACATTCGCGACCGTCTGCGGACTGACCGCACATCTCCGTGCTATCTCGCGATCTGTCCACTTGCCCCATTCGGCATCATTCAGCAGGGTCAGGACGGCGCGGCGCTTGTCGCCGTTGGTCCGGCGAAGGCCATGCGTTTCGTTGGCGCCGACGCTGTGCAGGATAGCATCGCGGCGGGTGCTTGGCGGATATCGGCGGCGATGCTGGTCCGGCCCGCCCTCTGGCAGGCGTGGAAGCGATGGAAGCCATCGGCCAGCCAGTGCGCCTCTCCATCGTAGAATACGACGATCGGCGGGAACGTCGCGCCGGCCTTGATCGCGTCGGCATAATCGTTGACGACCTGATCGTTGAGCGAAGCTCGAGACTGCGTGCCGCCGTCTATCTGGATGACGCCGAGGGCGATGCCGTGATCTTCGGCCACCGGCACCACCACCTCGCCCGACTTGATATCGCCGTAGGAGATCAT